ATTTTAGTTTCATTATCTCTTATATTAGTAATATCTTCTAACTCAACTTTTCTATCTTCTCTATCTTCTTTTCTTTCACTTAATGCAAAGTCTTGTTTTTGCTTTTCTTGAGCTAGTTTATTAGCTTCTTTATTTGAAGCTTCTGCTCTTTCTTGCATTTTGCTTTCTGCTTTTTCTAATTTCTTTCTCATTTCAGAAATACTAGAACTAAAATATATATCAGTAACAGTAGATAAAGATCCTCCATTTTGTAAGAAAGCTTGAGTATGTTGTTTCATAATTTGTTCTAACTCTGTAGCTTTACTAGAATTAGTTAGTACTAAACCATAATCAGCTTCAGAAAGTGAATCATCAGAAAGTTCTAACAACTTAATAGTTTGAATCATCTAACATAAACTGAGCTTTCTTTTTATTATCTTTTAAAGCAATTTTAGCTGCTTCTAAAAAAGCTGTTAATACTCTAAGTTTAACATCATCGTGTTTACTAAACCAATACTCAGTAATATGAGAAGATTGGTTAACTGCTCTTTCTACTCCTCCTACTGTTTCTCTATTAGATATTTGACCTTCTCTTTGTCTTGATACACCAGCAATCTCTCCCATTTCCATCTTAATGAATTCTAGAAGGTTCATGTGTTGTTGTATATAGTTACCAGTCTCCATATCAATAGATCTACCTCCTATATTATTCATACCACCTGCAAGCTTACCAGTAGATGCACCTTTGTTACCTTCTTTAAAAGAATCAACTACAGCAATCTTATTAGTTACAGCAAAGTGCATCCATTTCTCCATTTCCCAGTTGTCTGGAATTTTAGATATATCTAATTCAAATATTTTACCATAGTTAGTAGCAATAGCTTTATTTAGTCTATCCCATATAGCATCATACATGTACTGGTAGTTTTTCATCCTATCAACTAGTGATACTGCCCTACCTTGGTTAGTATTATAAATTTCTCCAACTATACCTGGATTACAATAAGAAGGATTACTAACTTTATTATATTGTACTTTTCTAGGTTTCATTTGTATGTAAATATCTCTACCTAATTTAGTACCTTCCCACCATTCATTAATCCAAAGATCTTTTGCTTCTTCTCCTTTTAGATTTATTTAGTATATATTCTTCTGATCTGAACTTATATTGTTCATCACCAAATTCATCATAGTATTTTACTTTTTTAACTTTTTTAAGTGACTTCCAATATACTCTTAATATTCTTATATTACCATTTTCATCTGTATAATCAGAACCAAAGTAATGACCATTAAGTTCAGCTATATTAAACATGTCTTCAACTCCATTACCACCATTATCCATTCCTACATAACCATCTCTTAATAGTACATGATTATTTTCATCATCAGAATAGTTATTAGTAGTACGCTTAGAAGCATATTCCATTATATGATCTATATCGTCAGGCTTTAATTCCTCATAAAAAGTATCTACAATTTTTACCAGGACTCCAATGATCTTCTAATATAATTAAATTAGCATCTTCTATTTTATCTGATTTACTACTTCTAACACAGTGTACTTTTAAAGGGTTTAACTTAGTAAGTTCAGGTTCATCAGAAACAATATCTATTTGATATATTTCTTCTGCCATAATCAAAGCATCCTTAAATCCATTATTAAACATTCTTGGAAAGTTCTGTTCCGCAGAATAGTGTTGTAATATTTGAGTAGCTAATCTTTCTCTAATATCCTGATAATCATATTTAAGGAAATCTTCTAACTCCGCATTATTTTTTCTTCTAATTCTTCTTTAGAGTATTCTTTATCAAAGTACTCTAACTATTTTTTCTTTAAGCTGTCCTTTTAAATCTTCTTCTTTTTTACTAATAGCATCATGATTAGTTACCAATACCTTATAATCAAACCTTCTGTTAATTTCTTCTCCTACTAATAAATCTACTTTAGCATTCATTATAGGATGATGTGGAATATTATCAGGAATATAAGAAGCTTCCATACCATGTGGATTAACTGTTGCCTTTAAATCCCTAACATCTACTATACCATTATAAAGATTTAAGTTTATAATCTTGTTTCTAAGAGTTTGTCTTACAGATTCATTATGATAAAAGAAAACTTATCAGCTACATCAACATTTTCTTTCCTCCACTCTTTAGTTTTTTTACTATAGGATAATCTTTGTAATGGTTGTTTATTATATCTCATGTTAAAAGTTTGATTATTGTAAATATAATATTATTTATAATATTAACAAAATTATTCATTATTTTTATTAATTATCTGAATACCCTTCCATAGCTCTTTTAGTTTCTCTATCTTTTACATTAGTATAGTTTTTACTAAAGAATGGATCTTCGGATAATTGCTTTAATTTCTTATCTTTATTTTCTTTTGCTTGTTGAGTTCTTTTTTTTCTTTCCTCTCTAAGTATCATTAACATACCCATAGATGAGATCCTATCAAAGTTACCATCAGCATTCCATTTAATAGCTTCTTCTATATAACCAAAACTCCTAATCTTGTGCAGATTCCATATATTATCTTCTCCATAAGAATCTGACATCATCCATTCTGCTTGTAAATCTCTACCTAGCTTATTAATAGCTGCACTAGCATGTGTACCTTTAGCTTTGTTACCATACTGTCCAGTAAGTTTTACTAGCTCCATATCTTTTAAAATTTGAGGAGTATCACATAGTAAGTATAAACAATTCCTATTAGAGAAATGAGTAAATAAGCCTTTTAGGTTACTTTCATAGTTTGCTTCAGCATTATAAAAAAGTAATAGCTTTATAGTTATATTGTAAGCTTCTTTTATAAGTTTAGGCCTACCAGTGTATTCTGCAACTATTCTATCTGTCCAAGAGTCCATTATAAATACGGAATACAGGGAATTTCCAGTATCGGAATCTACAGGGTCAATGCCTGCTATATACCTATCTCTAAATACAATACCATTACCATTCTTTTTAGGCATTTCAAATATTTCAACAGCTCCTGTCTTATCATTAGTAGCTAAGTCATATCTTCTTAATGGAGTTATATCAGAATTAATTTTCCATTTAATATTTCCATTTGATTCTGTAATTAAATCCCCTACATAGTGGTTTGATAAGAAGTTTTCTTTGTCTACATATATATCTTCAAAATATGTCTTTAAGTCTGCTACAGGGAATACAGTACCTTCTGTACGCATGATAGCTTCTTGAGGAGTAATAGGTTCTTCAGCTTTCTTCTGTGTAATAGTAGATGAATCAGAAGAACTATATTTAACTTTAAATCTATCTGTACAAATCTCTATTAATGCTTTTATAATATCTGGCTCACCTTGATTTTCATCATAACATCTGTTTCTATTTAGATAAGCACCCCAAAAGAATCCACATTCTACCTGTGGATTAGAGTTCCTATCATATACGTTAGGTACTCCTAATATATTATAAGCATTAGGATTATAAAATAGTTTTTCAGATCCTTCAAATGAAGCTCCTTCTGTACCACCTGTTCCACCTGCAAGCATATATCCAAATGCTACACCACCATCTTCCACAGCTTTTCTATTAACGTTCCAAGCTTTTTCTAAATTAGGGAATAACCCATCTTCCTCATAATGTATAAAAGGCCCTCTAATACCCCTTGCTTTATCAGGATTATCTTTTAATGATATTCCATATATAGAAGATAACAATCCTTTACGAGAGCCATACTCATCTTCGTACCCAAGTTGAATCTCCATAGATCTCTTACCATCTACTAATCTCATTCTAGATAAAGGAGTATGCTCTGCAAGCCAGTCTAATGTATCTAATACTTTTACCCCATATACCTTTATCTCCAGATAAATATCCTTTTTCTGAAGCTAAGTGGAAATTAGGATTACCAGATCCAGGATAACAATATAGATTTCTAGGACTCCATGATGCTGCTTTAAAGGAGAATCCAATTCCTCTAGTTTTTAATAGTTTACCATGTTTACCTTTTTCTTTGGCTTCACTTACATAATGATAGAATAAGTAATCTCCTAGCCAAGGCTTAGGAAACTTTTTAACTCTATTACCTTTTTTATTACCTTTAGTTTGTTTATCTTTCTCTACTAACCAAATAGGAGAGTAATTCCTAATAGAAATATAATTCTCCTGGAATCCACTCACCATCTTCTCTTACTAGTCCATATCTCCACTTGTTTACTTCTTCTCTCCAAAAGTTAGCATAATCAGATTTAGGATTACTATTTGGTATAATATTTGTGTACTTACCAGTCTTTTCAAAAAATAAAGCTTTTTCCCTAAAGAAATCCATGCCTTCAAGAATATGAGGATTAGAAATATCTATTTCTCTTCTACCATCTTCATATTCTACTTGTTCCCCATCATCATTAGTATAAGTCATTATGGGTTTATCTTTAATAAACCCTCTAACCTCTTCAGGCTGAATTAAGTTATCAATAAACTTAACACTGGCAATGAATTCAATAATTTCATCATATACTTCTTTTGGTAAAGTCTTCTCTAACTCTTCAGTAAGAGGAGTTTGATAACTATTCATTTTATAATTCATACGGACTCGTAATTAGTGTTGCTGTTGATAGCAAAGTTTTTGATACAGAAATAGCATTTTTAAATGCAGTCTTAGTAACTTTAGAAGGATCAATAATAATACTTGTATCTAATGTAGATAAGTCTGTACCATTCTCTTCTAATTTTTTAGAAGGTATGAGGAATAAATCAGAGAATAAGCTTTGACTATATTTACTATGTAAAGACTTTAAAAATTCTCCTCCTCCAGGTAAAATACCTTCATTGAGGGCACAGTTTACAGCAAGTACTGCATCCTCTACTCTATCTCTTCTTTCTTTAGCTTCTATATTAGATTCTCCTCCTACTCTTATAGTAACAGTTTTATCTGTTAGCTTTTCTAATCTAGTTTCTAATGTATTCTTACTTACTTCATCGTTTGTTTGTTTTATAGCTTTTTCTAAAAACTTAATCTTGCTTTCAAGTTGAGGATTAGTTTCTGAAAATATAGTAACTTTATTAAAGTCAATCTTTACACTAACTTTATCTCCCCCTACATAAAAATCATCATCCTTATCTAAATTACAATAAGATACTATATCATCAATAAGAAGTCTTTTAAAGTCAGACATTCCAGGAGCTTCTATTAGTATAATTTTTTCTTGGTACTGTTTATTATATAGCCCCAACTTTCTCTACAACATGGTTGTTAAAAGAGTGTGCTACAATTAGATTAGCCTTAGTCTTATTAATCTTTTTACTTAAAAGTTTTAGAAAAAGAAGTTAACTTATCATTTAATAGTACAATATTTAAATCTTTATAAGTACCATCTTCTACATAAGTATTAATAGACTTATTCTTTCTTTCTATTATATAACCATTTCCTTTTCTATGTTATCTTTAAGATTAATATCTTCTGTAATCTTAATATGATCTGAGTACTTAAATGCCTCTAATACTAATACTAACAATAACTAATTGTTTTTGTGGTGTATATATTTATGGAAATCTTTAAAAAACGAAATTTCAGACAGTATTTCAAAATACATCCTGGTTTATTATTTACACTTTCGATTTTTGGGATCATAGTTATTGGGACAGGACTATTAATGTTGCCTGAAATGACCAAGGCCAATTATGACTTATCATGGATAGATAGTTTATTTATCTCTACCTCCTCAACCAGTGTGACGGGACTCACAACCATAGATATATCGAGTGTATTGACAACTAAAGGTCAGATAGTGGTTCTGTTTTTAATCCAACTTGGAGCCTTGAATACAATCGCATTTGCTGCTCTTTATTTACTTATAGCGAAATTTGGTATTGGCATAAAGCAACACGATGTTATTGAAGATTTTGTAAACAACACTTCTTTTTTAGACACGGAGACGATGTTTTTAAAATTGTAAAATGGACATTGTTTATTGAATTTATTGGCTTTATTTTTATATTTATTCTGCTTGAGCCCGCAGGGATTTTTGAAGATACTGGGTCCAGAATGTATCATGCTTTATTTCATGCGATTTCAAGTTTCTGTAATGCTGGACTATCAATTATTCCAAATGGACTGATGAATACATTGGTTGCAGTACAATTATTTATTGCACAGTGTTACATTGGGTATTGTTTTTTTTGGGAGGATTTGGGATGATTTATCTATTCGATATTTTTGGAATCAAAAGTTTGAGAAGGCGCATGAGATTTCCATGGAAAACGCTGCGATTCGATACGAAAATCACGCTTTTATACAACGCTATTTCTCTTGCTTATTGGTTCGGTAGTTTTTTATGCTTTTGAATATAATAAAAGTCTTGACGGACAATCAGGGTTTGGGGCTTTAGTTACGACTTTATTTAGTTCAATGACTACAAGAAATGCCGGATTTAGTACAGTTGATATTTCTACATTGAGTTTACCTGTTTTGGTCTTTTTCCTCTTTTTGATGTTTGTTGGTGCAAGTTCAGGTTCTTCTGGTGGTGGTATTCGTGTATCTACTTTTGCAATAATGATGAGTTCTGTCGTTTCTACAATAAAACGCAAGCCTCACGTTGAGCTCTTTAAGCGAACAATCGACAATGAATTGGTGTTAAAAGCATATTCTATATTCATATTTTTCGTAGTAGGTAACTTAATTGGTATTTTTGCACTTCTAGTAACTGAATACGAAGCGTTAGAAGCTGGGAAATTTGAATTGCTAGATATCATTTTTGAACATGTTTCTGCAGCAAGTACTGTCGGTTTATCTACTGGAATAACTCCAGATTTAACAGAACCAGGGAAAATTGTATTAATTATTGCAATGTTTGTTGGTCGTGTTGGAACATTAACAATAGCTTATTTGTTTGGTAAGCAAGTAATGAGTAGAAGATATAAATACCCGAAAGGGCACACAATGATTGGTTAGTTATGACAGAGAAGAAAGTTGTTAAACCGTATAATAGAGACAATAAAACGAAGAAAGAGGAAGTTGCAGAAATGTTTGATAACATCTCAGCGAAGTATGATTTTTTGAATCACTTTCTTTCTTTAGGAGTTGACCATATATGGCGTAGGAAAGCAATCAATATGCTGAAGGCTAAACAACCGAAGAAAATCATTGACTTAGCAACAGGAACTGGAGATTTTGCTTTAGCGGCATTGAAATTGAATCCAGAAAAAGTGTAGGAGTCGATATTTCCAATGGAATGCTTGCTAAGGGACGCGAGAAAATGGATAAAAAG